AACCACCTGTTGTTCAAACACCAGAACCACCTGTTGTTCAAACACCAGAACCACCTGTTGTTCAAACACCAGAACCACCTGTTGTTCAAACACCAGAACCACCTGTTGTTCAAACACCAGAACCACCTGTTGTTCAAACACCAGAACCACCAGCAACACCACCAGTTGAAACACCACCAGTTGAAACACCACCAGTTGAAACACCACCAGTTGAAACACCACCAGTTGAAACACCACCAGTTGCTGAAAAACCAGAACAACCACTATAGTGTAATTGGGTATTTATGAAGAGTGATAAAAAATCAACTTAGACCATTGAAGATTTAAAAATGCACTTTGTGCATTTTTTACATCTTTAAATGGGCAATACATTAAAGAATTAAAAGGGTATAAAAACAAAAGAAGAAGAATATACAAATGGAACTGTCCCCTCAGCAAATTCAATCCATTTTAAAACGCTTCCCGAAAATAAACGCTTCTTATGAAACTATATTGCATAAGAATCACCCACCCAACAGCAATTACAACGTCGGTTTGGCAATCCCTTTCGGTAAAAAGTATTATATTTGGTATTCTTTTTACGAGGACAAAAATGTGTGCTTTCTTATGGAACTGAATCGAGACAGAAACATCATACGCATTTCCATCAAAAACACAAATGTCCCGCATAATCTGGCATTGGGAACATTGTTGTATGTGTCGGAAATGATTGACTTTGAAAAAAGGGAAAAATATTTCATTGAAGACATATATTATTACAAAGGTCTGCCACTATACGCATTGTTGTATGGTGAAAAATTGGGATACATTCAAGACCTTTTCCAAACGGGCAATCGTTGTTTGCCTCTGTATTTGCCCGAAATTTGGTGGATTTCTGCCGACACCGTGGCAAAACCTGTGTCAAAACTTCTATATCCTGTTCATCATATCCAGTTTCGCTGTTTGCTTGTGAATGCACCGTATTTGAATCAATCCAAAAACATTGTTGATGATAAGCCCATTATACAGAGTAATATACCTATTGTGCCCGAAATCCAACCCCCGCATAAATTCAGGGCGAATTATAAAATGCACCAATACAGGATGCCAACGGTTTTCATTGTAAAAGCGGACATTCGATTTGATATTTATCATCTGTATGCCTGTGGTAAAAAAATGGCAAACGAATACTATGATGTCGCATGTATCCCCAGTTTGGCATCCAGTGTTTTTATGAACTCCTTGTTTAGGAACATTCGAGAGAACCGAAATTTGGATTGGATTGAAGAATCGGACGACGAAGAAGATTTTGAAAACACAAAAGAGGATAAGTATGTGGATACACACAAAAAACTATGCATGGAATGTGTTTTTCATCCCAAATTCAAAAAATGGATTCCTATGAAAGTCGCAAGTAAATTCAAAAGAATTGTTCATATCAACACACTATAAAAATATTTCAATACAGTATAGCAACCACCTCGAATGACCGCCACCAGAAAATCAAATCACAATTTCAAAACTTCGGTAAACACATCAAAATCAAAAAAAACAAAAACCTCAAAAAAATCAAAAGCCGCAAAAACTACGTCCAATCCCATCAAATCCAAAATAGTGGTGAAAATGATGGAGGTTTTAACCATCATAAAATTGTATCATTGGAAAACCAAGGTTTTCTCTCAACACAAGGCGAGTGATGAACTCCATTCCGCATTGAGTGCCAACATTGACAGATTCATTGAGGTATTGTTGGGCAAGGACGAGAGTCGCATTCACATTGTGGGGGAGAACATACAATTTGTGGATTCCATCGACCAAACCGATTTCAAACGAAAAATATTTAACTTTCGTGCTTTTTTGATTGAACTGAACCGCACATTTGATTCTACAAAAGACAGCGATTTGTTGAACATTCGGGATGAAATGTTGGCAAACATCAATCAGTTTTTGTATTTGATGACATTTGAATGAAAAACCTGACCCCAATAAAAACATTCGAAAAAAAATGTTTTTATTTTATTTTGTATTTGAGACAAGACACTATAGTGTTAATTCGATGGGTGGTTCTTCCTGTTGCAACGATTCGTCATCATCATTATCGACAACAGGCTCTTCTTCTGCTACTTGGGTTGGCGGCTGCTCTTCCACCTCGTAAATAACAGGTCGTCCATAAAAGGCGACATTATGAATGCCTTCTGTCCCGTATTTTTCCAACAATGTAATACCATGATGTGGTTCAATAGCAGGTTTCAAATGCTCATGCATTGAAGTGGAAGTATCCAATATTTCAATATCCACCGTGTGTTGTGGCAATACATCGCACCATTCATTAAACATATTTGTCTTTGTGTATTCAATAAATGTTCGCATGGTGCAATGTTTGTCGAATTTGTGTTCAAATTTGAACGAAGTATTTACCAATTTAAACGTAAAAGTGATGTATTCTTCTTGCATTTTGTGTGTTGCTATTTTTATTTTTTTAATTTTACTTCAATTTTTTTCCGACACATGTAAAAAAACATCGCAGTCCATTAGGTTTAGGTTTTTCCAAATTTGCAAATGGGATGCAATAATTTATCACTATAATGAAACGAACAAAACATGAGCAAGGAAATCGCATGTTCTCAAGACATGACAGAAGAGGAATGCGAAATGGTCTTGTTGAAAAACGCCATTGAAGAAATGGAAGACAAAAACAAACAAATCATGATTACGGTTGAAATTCGTGAAATCGTTGATATTTTAAAGAAATTCATTGTCCAAAAGAAACTCATCTGTTATGGCGGCACAGCCATTAACAACATTTTACCCAAAAACGAACAATTCTATAGTGATTTTGAAATACCCGATTTTGACATGTATTCGATGCATCCCATGGAAGACGCAAAAGCATTGGCTGATTTGTATTATAGGAGTGGTTTTACAGAGGTTCAAGCCAAAGCGGGAATACATGTCGGAACATTCAAGGTTTTTGTGAATTACATTCCTATTGCGGATTTGACTTTTTTGCAAAAACAAATCTTTGAAAACATCCAAAAAGAAACCGTCATTTTGGATGGCATTCATTATGCACCCCCCAATTTTTTGAGAATGAATATGTATCTCGAACTCTCTCGACCCACAGGAGATATTTCACGGTGGGAAAAGGTTTTGACACGATTGAATTTACTCAATAAATATTATCCTATTTTTCCCAAAAACAATTGTGAAACAAAATGCGAAAAACAGCGGACACCAGATGAATTTGTCGATTTCTTGTTTCAATTGCTTCTCTCATTCAAAGTGGTTTTTTTTGGTGGATACGCCATTGAAATGTATGAAAAGGCAATTTTCAAGACAAACAATACACTCAACGAATGCAATTTATGGGATTCCATGCGGTTTGATGTTTTTGCCGAAGACCACATACAAATTGCCAACATCATAGTGAATGCTTTCAAAGAAAAAAACATTGTGGTTGTTCAAAAGAAAAATCCTTCCATTGGGGAATTGATTCCCGAAAGCATTGATTTGTTCATTGACACTATACCTATCGTTTCCTTGTATCAACCCGTGTCATGCCATAGTTATAATGAAATGTCCCTGTCTGCCGACTCAGCCCATGCACAACAAAAGGCAGACAACTCGCATTTCTCGAATACCCCATTTGAGAGAACAAACACGATACGTATTGCGACGATTGAAACGATATTGAATTTCTATTTAGCGTTTTATTATACAAACAAAACTGCCAATGAAAAACAGAGACTCTTGTGTTTGGCGACCTCACTGTTTGAAATTGAACAAAAGAATCGAACTGTGAAAACAGGAATTCTCAATCGCTTCAGTTTAACATGTTATGGAAAACAAAAATCATTGATTGACATTAGAGTTGAAAAGGCAAACAAACACAATGAGTTTGATAAAATGAAGAAGAAACCGAAGGAATACGATTGGTATTTTTTAAATTATGTTCCCACCAATCAACCGAAACACCAAAAACAACAATATAGAAAACAATACAGTTATAATAAACCCCGAAAACAGAAGAGAAATTTCACCCGCCGTAAAAAAGGCAACAACAACAATTTAATACAGTTTTAGTTGTTTTTGTGGTAAAAAACATTTTGCGACCTATATATATTATGATAAACTTTTGCAAATACATAAACATACCCGTTTTTTTAATCAGTTTTGCATTTGGACTGTTTGCGGTGTATATTTTTTTACCCGACACCAGAAAAATTTATGTGTATCCGAGCCCTGAAAATGTCGATATGTTGCTCTATCGTGATAAAACAGACAAATGTTTCAAATTTACGGAAACCGAAGTCGAATGTCCATCCAACACAGACGATATTTTTAAAATACCTGTTCAATCATAAAAAACCAAAAATTTTTATATAATTTTAAACTTCAATCATTATATATGAATTTTAAAAGATTGCTTACCACACCCTTCGGTTCGATACTTATCTCTATTGTCATGGGAATCGGGTTGGCGTGTCTTTTTCGTCAAGTGTGCAATGACAAGAACTGCATCCGTTTCGAAGGACCCGTCATAACTGACATTCACGATAAAATTTACAAACACGATGAGAAATGCTACAAATATGTTGCGGAATCGGCGAGTTGCAACAAGAACAAACAGATTATTGACATGTCTGAACCCAAAGAGGTGGATTGAAGTGCGTTCAAGACTTTAGAAAGTTAATGAAAGTATTTATTATTACCCAATGGAATTTTCATCCACTCGTATTTCGGATTTGCCCGAAATCACTGTCAACCTCCCCTCGTTTATGGAACCCGTCAAAACACGCAATGAAAACAACACGACCAGTCCGCCACCCTACCAACCCATGATGAATGTTCATCCCAACCCCTATGGTATTCCCAAACCCGACGCACCACCCGATTTCAATCACCCCTTGCCACCCCGAGATTACCCACGTGAAACCATAGGCTATACACAAGACGACCAAACCAAGGTGGATTACATACCTCAGCCGAAATTGACCCACGATTTCATTTCTCATTTTGATTCGTCAAAGGAAAATTGGGAAAACCATCGAAAACAAAAACACCGTCTCTCGAAATTAGATCAGTTGATCAATGAATTCCAAACCCCCTTTTTCATTGCCCTGCTGTTTTTGATGTTTCAAATGCCGACGGTCAATAGTTTGTTTTTCAAATACTTCTCCTTTCTCTCGATTTACGGGGCAGATGGAAACCCCAATATGTATGGTCTGGTGTTTAAAAGTTGGTTGTTTGGTCTGTCGTATTATTTTGCGCTGAAAACCATAGATTATTTCAGTGAAATTTAAGGCCAAACCTGTCAAAAAAATTACAATATTTTGCAATAACGAATATTGTAATTACGAAACAAGCATTTCTCTCAAACAGTGGGAAAAAATTGCCAATCCAAATCTCGGCAGACCATTTTCCAAATATCGTCCTGCTGTTTTTGCTTCAAATTGTCTTTGAGCAAAGGAATAAAAGGCAAATATTGCGGTTGATCCAACAACACACACAATTGGTATAGTGTATAAGTATAATTAAAAAAATTAACACGTTCCGGTGGGCAATAAAGAGACCACGGTTGCTGTATTTCAATAAAGAGAAAACACAACGTTTCGGTCAATTTATCATCCATAATAGGGGGTTGTATTCCAAACAGCGAATTGATGAATTGAATGTGTTCAAAATATTTATTCAATCCCAATTTCCGCAAAATGTCTCTCATGGTCTTGTAATTGATAACGGAAGTATCCACAATTCTCTCCTTTTTCAAACGCATTTTGATGGAGTCAATGACTTCTGTGGGAATTTGCGTGGTCTCTTTTGCCTGAAATTGCGAGAGAATTTCTTTGAAATGATTCAATCGTATGTAGGCAGTATAGGATACTTCGTTGGGGGGTTCTTTGTTGGAGGGTTTGGAACTGTCCACGATATGCATGACGTATCTTCCGCACCCTCGGTTGTTGCAAATCAAAACCCCTTCTTCTTCTTGGGGAATCATTTCTCCCGAACCGCATATTTCACAAACGTCCATCGAAAAATATATTTTATTCACATTGAGAATTTCATTGTTCACATTCTTCCAATAATTTTTATAAAACACCTTGAACTGCGAATATTGATTTGACGGCAACACGAGTGCATCCTCTTGTTTGATTTTGAAAAAGGTATTCAACACATTCGTATTTTGATTGTTGTTTCCAGAGGAAACTCGTTGCTTTTCTTCAAAATAGTGGAATATTTCCTTGGAATTTTTCAACAGATACGATTTCTTTTTCAAGGAAATATCCCTGATTTCTTTCGAAATACTCAATATTTTGTCCTTGGTTTCCATGATTTCGTCAATTTGATTTTCACACAACGATTTCAATTTGATTTGCAGATTCTTTTTCTCCTGTTTGAGAGAAACCTTTTTCAAAGTCTCGAATTGATGAAATGTTTTTAATTTTTCAGTATGCACTTCGTCGATTGTGTTTTTTTTATTCATTTGAAAAACAGACGGATTCTTTTTTATATCCTTTTTTTCGGTCTTTTGCCAAAAAAAAACGCCCATTCGTTGATTGCGAATGAAAATGTGCAAAATATATAAAAACCAAATATATAATGTCCAATGAAAGTATTTCTTCACCAGACAACAGTTCGTTATATTCACGTCATAAAACAGTTTTTATCATGAATGCCCTACAGGACGGTTGGACAATCAAAAAAGTGAATGATGCTTACGTGTTTTCCAAAAAACACGAAAACAAAAGGGAGATTTTTTTGGAAAGTTATTTAGAAAAATTTATCGGAAACAATTTGCATGAGAGAAAGGTATAATTACATTGGGTAAATCATGACAGTTAAAATCAAAATGAAAAACACAATGAACGGCACCAAGAGAAACAACCACGACAACCAACTATAGCCTGCACTACAGAAAATGTTCAAAATCCATGTCCAAAATACAATATAGATGAATTTCAGTAAAAAAATCAACCAAGTGCTTGACACACTGCAACTGTAGGGACCCACACAATAGAGGTCAGTATTGCCCGCATTTTGAAAGGCAATGACACCCAAAACCGTGAGAGAAATGATCAAATAAAGAAAGGCGGGGGGGCAAATACTTCCTAATCCTGTAATTTTCATTATAGTGTTTGTTTATATTTTATTGTGTGTTTTTAGGCAATCGGTGAAATATTGCTGTTATAACTACTTCCCACCAGACTGTTGTTGTTCTCGTTGCCTGCCATTATTTTATCTAAAGGGTTGAAGGTTCCGCCTCTTTGTTTTCTGCTTCGCTTAACTTTGCTGTGTCGACTGCGTCGTCCACCCTGTTGACCGTCACTGATGCCGAGAGAAGGCTGGTCAATAACGGGGTCCAATCGTCCATCATGCATTGCAGAAGGGTTATTTGGGTTGTCAGTTTCGTTCGCAAGAGGATAATAATGGTCTTCCGTTAAACCACCAGTGAATGTGGGTCCATTCACGTATCCTTCTCCACCCTTCATCATGCAATCGCAACCGCCTTTTTTTGCGGTTCGTCGTTTTCTGACGGAATGTTTTTTAACGCTTCTTTTTGTTTTCCTACTTTTCTTTAAAGGAATGCGTCGTCTGCTCGATTTCATTCTATGGTGTATTTGCACACAATTATTACAACAAAAAAAATGAACAAAAACCGTCTAATAAATATCGACGTGGGTTAGAAAATGCCTTCGGCAACAAACATTTGTAATTTTTAAATCGTCCATGATTTGACCCTCTTTTGTTTTTTCGCCCATGTTTTTTGTTGTTAAATATTCTACATGGTCGTTGTAATCCTCCTTTTTCGATTCTCGCACTTTTTGCAAATAAAAACGATATTTGTCCGCCAAAACATTGGAACACGTGAAACAACGCACAGGAATAATCATTATACAGTGTATTCTTATTATTATTTATATTGATTCAATTTTTTACGACTATTCAATTATATCCGCCTATTTCATATAGTGTCATGCATTCTATGAAATTTATTGTTTGTATAATTGTTTTAGTTGGGGTCATTGTTTTTTTCGGCACCATAGAAGGTATGGAAAACAACACCACCGAACCCGCTACACCAACACCCACCATGGAAACAGTCAATATCATGATAGCAACCGCTGCACCCACAACACCTGCGCCATTTGTGAAATACGACATGAATGACCCTGACCAAACATATCACGTCGACCTTGACCTTTCAGCAAACAGGATTTATGATGTCAGTTTGAACTATGCTGCTTTCAATTCCAATTATTACGAACCGCATAGTTTCCCGTATGGTGCGTCTTCATGGGTTCCAAGCTACGGGGATTCGGTGGTGTTGAGCATTCGGGATTGATTTTATTCTGTTGATGGTTCAGCTTCATTTAAAACCTCTTTGTTTATATCATTTTCATTAATTCCCACTGCTTCATTTTTTAACATTTTATTTGTTCGATAAAATTTTAATGCCTCTGCATCTACGTTTTTTTTTTCATTAATAAAAAAATTCATAATTTCTTTTGTTGTTTGGTCGTAAATATCTTTAATTTGTTTTTTTAAATCATCATCATATCCTCCTTCTTGTATTAAAATGTTTGTTTTATGTAATCTCTCAATTTCAACTTCATAATTTAAAAAAGAATTTTTTAAACAACTGTAATTTTTAAAATAATTTATAAAATTATTAACGTCTTTATATTTTTGTAAATCTTCTATGAAAAGAATGTCTTGAATTTCTCTGTAGTCGGTTAAATAATTTTTGTTTTGTTCAAAAACTTCATTAAAACATTGTTTAAATAAACTAATACAAAGTGTTGCATGTTTACTGTATTTTTGTATTTTTTCATCACTATTTTCATTGTCTTCGAAAATTTTTTTAAAATTTGTTAAAACTGGTTTTGGTAAACTAACAGTTTCATTGATTGGTGTTTTTTTTTGGGTTAAATAAACCCCCTCTCTTTTTTGTGTGTCTTTTAATGCACTTTTTTCGGTTTGTTTTTTTCTTGATACCAACACTCTTTTTTGGCTGTCTCCTTTTGGTTTTCGCCAAAGACGACCGCTTTTTCAAAGTGCGTGTTTTCTTGCTTCGTTTTTTGTGGGTTAGTTTCATAATTATACAATATCACCATATAATTATTCAAGTTTGCTAAAAACACCATAGGTTTGTTTATTTTAAAGGGGGTCAACATCGTATGGTGAAGTTTTATATGAATTATTCCTTGACTGTTTCGATAAACTCTTTGATTTTTGAACCGAACTGTTTGATGAAATATCTCTATAATTTTCAAATACTTCATATTTTTCATAGACATTTTTTGCTGTTTTGTATTCACTTAAAAAATTCAAAACAGTTTTCTTTGGTGTGTTTTTGTTCATCAAAAAATCTGTTATTTTCATGATAAGAATAATATTTTCGTTTGTTTCTTTGGAAATGTTGTTTTCTGGAATCTTAATGTTCGTTTCAAAAATTTCATTGTAGTAATTTTCTGGTTGGTTTTTTATTTGTTCGGATTGAAAAATATCTCCATAAAATTTATCTAACTTATCTTTGTTTTCATTATAGGATTTGCAATTTCGTTTGATGAAAAAATTGCGGTTGCAATCTTTATAAAAAGAAATGGTTTGAAACGCATTGTCCATAAAAAGATTCAAAACATCTTCATCGTTTTTCTGCAAAACAAAGTTTTCTTCATCGTTTTTAATTTGTTTTTCCGCTGAAACCATTTTTATTGATTTATCTTCTTTGATATTTGGTTCTTCTGTAACTAAATTCGTCATAATAGTGGGTTCATTGTTAATAACTTCTTCTTTGGACAACAAAAATGCTGCTCTCCTTTTTTCGAGTTCTTCAAATGCATTCATACTTTTGGAGACAACAATGTCTTGCGTTTCTTTGGAAATGTTTTTGTTTTTTACACCTTTTAACATTTCAAACGCCGATTTTCACAGCATAAAAAATAATTAAAAAATGTAAAATCAACAGGCGTGCTTACTCTTACGAGGTTGTTTCTTAACGCCGATTGTCTTACTTAACCCTGTCTTTTTGTTTCCACAGGTGAAAGACGATGCTTGAAACTGAAACTCTACTGGTCTTGTTTGGTTATGTATCCAACATTCAGTTAAGTTCAGTATATTTATTGCAGAATTCTTATCCCTTGTTCTAAATACGACATTTTTGTTTTCGCAACTCACGCAGTTAGAACAAGTGAATAATCTGTAAATTTCTCCTCCATTTTTATCTTTGTAATGTTTCAAATCTTTTTTACATTCACAGCATTTTTGAGATGTATAAAATTCATTAATAGTTATTGTATCATACTTTTTATGAATTAGTTTCCTTAATCCTTTATTCATTGTAGGCATTGTATATTTCATTTGTGAAGACCTACTCCAATTTCCATAACCAATAAGTATATTTTCTCCAAATGTTTCCTTTATTTTATTCAAAAATGTATCAATACTTTTCTTACCATAACTATATTGTCTAAATTTCATTTTTCTCCAAACTTCTTTCTTGTAAAAATCAGTAGTTTCTTTATTCAATTTATCTTTTTCTACAAGATACATTTTGAATTTATCATAATTAACTGATTTGCTATTTTGTATTGATAATATTGTTTCTTTTTCTATAATTTTGTGTTTCTTCTTTTCTTGTAATAATATTCGCTGGTTTCGTTTTCCATAACTTTCTATTTTTCTTTGTGATGCAGTATATTGTAATTTGTTTCCTTTTTTATCCATCATATACACTAATGAATGCTTACCAGGGTCGCAACCAACTATATTTCTGTTTTTCAATGTATCTAATTGTTCTTTGGATAAATCCTCAATGGTATGAAAATGTTGTTCTTGTAAAACAGGAACTCTACTTCCCCATTTTTTATCCTTCAAATCTTTTCTAATAAAAAGCAAACAACAACTAATACCATCTGTTTGTATTTGGTTATGAAACTGATAATGTTTGTTCTTGAATATTTTATTTTTCATATCCAAGAAATTATACCATATTTCATTTTGGTTTTCTTTTACATTACTCAATAATTCACCCTTTTTTGTTTTATTTCCATCTTTATCTTTTTCAGGACAAAACAAATTTATAATAGAAGCAGTATCTAAAATAATATGTTTTGGAATGATATTGTTTCGTAATGGTAATGGTTGAAATAATTTACTTTCTTGTTTTTCTAATATAGAGTTCATATACAACATTCCTTTTAAATATTCAAATGGTCTAACCTTAATATCATAGTGAATTGATTTTTTGATTTCAGTAGGAAAAATATTAGGAAGATGTATATTTTTCCAATCGTCAAATATTATATCAGTTTCTTCTAACGACAAACATTTATTTTTGAATTGAAATAATATTGACTTATCTTCTGTTATTTGATTTGTAGTTTTGTTAATAAATCGTAAAAAGTGTTGGATAAAATGTTCTTGAAAATTGTTATGTAAAGAAGTATGTATTTGTGTTGCTAAATAGGGTAATAAAAAGGTTGTGTTTTTCAAATTAGTTTTTTCGTGGTTCAGTAAAGGTTGGTATTCCGTTTTATAGAATTGCTCTAATAATTCCAATAGTTCAGTATCTTTCCCTTTCTTTCCTCTATTATCACGACTTCCTAATGTTTTGATACAATACAAAATAAATGTTTCATCTATGGTAGGTAATGGTTGATTTTTGGTATATTTGTCTAAAACATAAAAACGAATAAATTGATATGTATGAATAACCAAATCATTCATTTCAAAAACCAAATGGTTTATTACTGGTTGTGTTGTATAACGATTTAACAAAATCGTTTTTAGTGGAATTTTGAAAGTTTTGTAAGCGGATTTTTCATTATTCCTAAACTCTTTGAAATCCTCCTTTTTCTTTTTCTTAACTTTCATTTTATATATATTATAAATATTTTATTTTTAAGTTATTTTTAACGCAAAAGATTTAAATATATTTTATTTATAATTATTATATTTATAAATAAATGGAAATACCTAATGAAACAGAAATGAAATATAATTGTGAAGCGTGTAATTATAAATGTATATATCCTGCACACTGGAAACAACATATAGAAAGCGAAAAGCATAAAAATAACGGAAAACGAAAAACGAGAAGTGATAAAGTATTAGAACCAAAATGTAAGTATTGTGAATATAAAACAAATAATTTGACTTGTATGAAGGTTCATTGTCTAACACAACATTCAAATAAAGAGGAAAGAAAAAAAGAATTTAAATATTATTGTGATAAATGTGATTTTGGAACATATGCAGAAATATTATTTACGCGACATTGTGAAACAAAGAAACATACAGAATAAACTTAAAGATAATTGAATATAATAGTTTATACAAAATGGATATTGCTAATATTGAAATATCAAAATTATATGTATCAAATATTAATGTTAGAAAAACATTAACAAGTGAAGAAGACGAAACTGGGATAACTGATTTAGCAAATGATATTAACATTAATGGGTTAATTAACCCAATTACAGTAAGATTAAATAATAATAAATACGAAATTATTGCAGGACAACGAAGATACTTAGCAATGAAACAATTAAACAAAACCCATATTCCGTGTAATATTTTAAATATAGATACGCAGAAAGCAGAAGAAATAAGTTTAGTTGAAAATGTCCAGCGTAATCAAATGACTACCTGTGATAAAGTTAGGTCTTATTCTAAACTATATGATGTGTATAATGGAGATATTGATAAAGTAATATCTGCGATACATATTTCAAAACCAACTATTCAAAAATATTTAAAAATGAGAAATTTACCAGAAGAAGTATTGAATTTATTGGATACAAATAGCGAAAATAAAATATCAATTGATGTAGCAATTGAATTAACAAAATTACCAAATGAGGTGAATACATTAGAAGTGTTAAATAAAATAACTACATTGACAAATGGACAAAAAATAGATGCAATTAAACAATTCAAACAACAAGGTAATAATGATATTGATATTTTAGATGATATAAAAGATAATGTAGTTCTTCATTATAATAATATTTCTTTAGAACCATCGTTTCCATATGTATTTGATAACTCTACAAAAAAAAATATTCGTATTCCAGATAATATGTTTGATGAAATTATAAATTTAATAAGAATTAAAACCGATGGAAATATGTGCTATTGTTAATTTTTTATTAAGATTTAACAAAATGTTTTCATTACCCAAGTAATCTTATGACTTATATAGAATGTTTCAACTTGTTCTCTAAAAGTTGTAGGCATTTTGCTTGTATCTCTTAACGAATTAAGAAATTGAATAAATTCAATACTAAATTGTTGTATTTTATCTTTTTCTTTATCATTAAATTTAGTTTGTTTTGTTTCCATCCATTTATAAACTTTTTCATCAATCTCATTCTCAATTTTTTCAATTAATTTCTCTCTTATATTTTCACGAGTATTTTTATCATTATCACATTTTAACACTTCAATTGAATATAACCCACAATTATTGTTATCAATAAGTTTAATTTTATATTCATCATCTGTAAATTTGTCTGGATATCGTGGTTTTCCCAATACTAATGATATGTCATCGCTAACTACTAATGTAGGAATAAATGTCTTATCACCAAAATAATTTGTATTTATAATTTTACAATTAAATGTATTACCATATTTTGTTTTTGCTATATTAATATTATTTTGATGACGTAATGTTCCTTCAATTAACATAGGATATTCTTGTTTTTCAAGTTTAGCGATATTCATATTTTCTTATTATGTTATGTCGTATTTTATTTATGTTATTTCAATTTTATTATTTAATTATAAATCAATTTTATAATTAAATAATATATGCCTACTCATAAAAGTAATGATTATAAGTTAACATCAGTTCAATATTATTTAGTTGAAGATAAAACACAAGAAGAAGTTTGTAAAATATTCAAATGCAGTCCAAGAAGTTTAATGCGTTGGGTTGAAAGATACAAAAAGGATGGAAATGTAGATATTCATTATAGAAACCCAGTTGCTTATAAAGTTAAAAAAGAATATGTAAAATTTTTATTAGATGAAATAAATAAAAATAAAACAATTACATTACAAGAATTACACCAAAAACTAAAAGATAAATATAAAACTGCTGATATAAGCACTATGCAACTTTTTAGAGTTGTTCGTGATAATAATATTACTTTGAAACTTACAAGAATAAGACACGAACCAGTAAAGCGGTTTGGGAAGGATATTGATATAAATAAAAGCATAAAAGAGTTTTACGATGAAGTGAAAAAATACAAAATAGAGGATATTATTTGCATAGATGAAACATCTGTAAAATCATTACAAAAAAGAAACCATTGTTATAGCGAAAAGGGAAAACGATGTGTAATAAAAACACAATCACAAGAAGTATTCAAAAAATATACAGGAATATTTGCTATTTCTGTAAATGGAGTGATACACTGGGATTTATATGAAAAGGGTGGAATAAATACAGATAGGTTAATTGATTTTTTAGAGCATAATATAACAAGTAAATTAAGGAATAAATTAATTATTTTAGATAATGCTTCCGCACATAGAAATGAAAGAATAAAAGCATTAGTGAATAAACATAATAATATTTTATATGCGGTTCCTTATCAACATTTTACCAATTCCATAGAAAATTATTTTAGTATGTTGAAATCAAGATTACAAAAATTAGATGGATTAAAGTATGAGAACCTAAAAGAAAATATCCAAAAAGTAATAAGTGAAATACCAAAAGAAAAGTATGAAAATATATTTAAGGGTGCTTATGAAAGACCAGAAAAATATGTTCCAAAAAATAAAACAAGAAAGGTAAAGAAAATATACAAATAATTATTTATAAAAAGGTTTATAAATAATCGGCGTTTGAAATGTAGAAAGGTGTAAAACATTTTTAACAATTTCTTCCACCTTTTGGATTTGTTTCAATAAATCGCTGCATTTATGCATTTTGCTATTGTGTCCATTCATTTTACCGCAATCATAAGACCATTTCCCAATGGTTGAATTCTTTATTTTTGTTTTATCTTTGTCATAACAATAATGGATACACAAATCAAAAGACAAAAACAAAACATCAATCTCGGTTTCCAAAGGCTTAATTATTTTTTTATTTTCGTATTCTTTATCGGTCTTGCCAAAAAGCCTACCAAAAAAACCGCCGTCAAGCTTGTCGCCAAGCTTACGACCCGTCCTATTGTGTTTTTTTGCCGTTCTTTTTGCTGGAAAAGGCTTGGTTTTGGCTAAATGCGTTTTTCTCGTATTTTGTCTTTTTTATATATTTTCTTGGTCTTCATAGAATAACAAAATATAAAAATACAAATGACAAGAAACACCATAGGGTTGATTAATCAACAACCTCTTCTGGATTGACTTCTTCTTGGGACAAAACCTCATCATCGTCTGGTGGCAATGGTGATTCCTCTTTTAAGGGCGATGACAATTCCACCTCTTCTGTTGATGGTTTTATTGGGTCGGATTTAACTAAATTTAATTTGTTGTAATATTTTTCAAAAACATCATAAAGTATTGAATGGTTGTTGGGTTCTTTGTTTTTAATGGCAATTTCGTAATCTTTTAAAAAAAATGTAATCGTTTCTTTATTTGCAGATGACGATAAACTTCTTGTTGTGTTAATAATCAGTTGAATTTGTTTTTGTTGAGTTTCATCAAATGTTTTGTCTAATGTATACCCGTTAAATAAATTTGAATGGTTTGTATTAAAATTAAAAAAATTTGTTGCTTTGCATCGTGGATTGTTTTCAATTTCTCTTTCACTAAATTTGCAAATTGCATTTACTCCAATGTAGTTGAATGCAATGTTCATTAATTGTTTGATTTCTTCATCTTTGTTGAATTGATTTCTTTCTTCACTTTCTCAAGTTAAACTCATTTTTTCAGTTTTTTTTTCTAATGGGAGTGGGGTCAATGGTTTTTGACTAACAACTGCTTTGAGTATTTTCAACAACGATTTTTTTGTGGAATCACCATCACGACCACCCAATACCCTTTTGCGATGCGTTTTTCTCTTATGTTGTGTCTTTTTGCGATGCGTTTTTCTCTTGTGTTGTGTCTTTTTCGCAACACATCTTTTTTTGTATGATTTTCGAGTATTCATTATAGAATAACACTATAAAAAAGTTTTTTGCGAGTTTGTTTTATTACGAAACTGTTTCTGATGCTGGTTCTGTTTATTCAACTTCTGCTACTGGTGCTAACTGTTCTGCTACTGGTGCTGGTGCTGGTTCTGGTTCTGGTTCTGGTTCTGGTTCTAGTGTTTCTGCTGTTGGTGCTGTTGGTGCTGGTGCTGCTACTGGTGCTTCGTTTAATACTGCATTTGCAGTTGCATTTGGTGTCTTGGGTGTATTAAAATATTTCTTAATTGTTTTAATGTAATAAAAATCATTTTCGTTTGATCTATAATCCAAATAAGTATTACTTATAATATGGTTATTTTCTATATTTAAAAATACCTTATATTTTTTTTCAAACGTATCGTCATAATGTTTATTTAATTCTGACATAAATGTTAGTATTGTTATGAAGTTTCCGAATTTTTCGTGATTGTTTATTTTTATTATTTTTAAAATTAAAAATATTTTATACATGTTTTTTAATAGTCTGACTTTTTCATTTGAATTATCGGTGGTATTTCGGATAAAACTATTTAAAAGTTCTTGTATTTTTAATGCTTCATTAAAACTGGGGTCACCCTGTGTCTGGTATTTTTTTTCATAATTAACCCTATTATATTCATAACTATTTACCATTATATTATAAAAATCAACAGTATTATCGTATAAATAAATAATAAAAAGTTTTATTTTGTCGTCGTTCGAAAGGTGTGATTCATTTTTTATTAGATCAATCTTTTTTTGAATTCGTTCATATCGGGTATAAATACTGTTAAATTTTTCACAATTAAATACAAAGTCTGAAGGAGTATTATTTAATTCTCGTTTTGGGCATTTTTCATTAATTGTTTTAAAATTGTTTTGTATTTCTATAAATATTGTATTAAAAAAATCATCAGTTATGGGGTCAAAATTTTCGTCAATTTGTTTTGTTTTAATTTGAATTTGACTTAAAAAAATTTCAATATCTTTTTTATTTTTTAAATTTGTTTCACCACAAACAATTATATACATCATTATTAAACCCAAAAATATATTCTTTTGTTTTTCATAATCATCGAGTGAAATATTTAATGTATCCAAAAAAAAAAGTGTGTTTGAAAGTTTTAAGTTAAATGTTAGCTCATTACCAAAAAATAGACTTTGTAATCTTATCCCATTAAATTTATATTTACAATACAATACAATCGTGTTTTTAATTTCATTTATTAAAGTTTTAATTGAAGATTTTTTACCAAAAAAACTAGACAAATTTGATTTAGTTTTTGGTGTTGATGGAGTTTCTGGTATTGATGGAGTTTCTGGTATTGATGGAGTTTCTGATATTGATGGAGTTTCTGGTATTGATGGAGTTTCTGGTATTGATGG